TTAAACTAAAGTTAGATAGTAGTTCGTCTTTAGTGTATTTACCTTCTGAGATTGCTTCTAAAGCCTTACCTAAACGCTTTTGGTCTATTGTAGGCTTCTTTGGTTCGTCTTTTACTTGTTCGCCTGAAGCGTCCGTATCTTTGTCCGTAACTAATCCGAGTGCTGAACTCAACGCATAACGTCTAAAGTAAGTAACACCGCTCCCGAATGATTGGTAATCGTTCATTCCTTTTAAGGTAACTTGTGGTATAATAGTTTGGCTTTCGATTGATTCTCCAGTTTCAACGTGAAAAATTACCGTTACTATGTAATTCGAACCATCTTTTGAATTAAGCAACTGCGTAAAGCCTAATCCGTGTTTGGCTAATAACGGGTTAATCTTTTCAAAGATAGCGGGTAAATCAGCGTAAGAATACCCGAAGCCTTGTGTACCCTTGTGAATTACAGGGACTTCTTGTTGGAACTGCGCCAACGACTTAAATAAATGTTTCATAGCGTAAAATTTTTAATTACATACAAATATAACACTTTTTATATTACAAAATAAATTTTAGGTAAATTTTTTTAATTTATTTCTACTTAAAAAATACCCTTTGCCGTGTCCTAAATCTTTTATATTATTTTCATTTATTAATTCATTTTTATTTGCCCAACCAACAAATTCTACTGTATCGTTTTCAACAAAAGCCAAAACATAAATATCTATATCATTGTTAATTTTTAATGTAGATAATAAATTACCATTTTTATTTTTAGTAGATTTTATATCATATCTATAACCCTTTTTTGTTATACCATCGTAACTTCCGCTTCTTATAGACAAACCAAAATCAGGAAATAAATTAAATTTTTTAGCAAAAGCATATTCAGCCATAAATCCTTGAATATCTGCTTCAATTCCATTTTGATTTCCAATTTTTGCGTCCATAACATTATTTTTTCTTGCCATATTACTTCTACTTATTCCAATATATTTACACAATTCTATTTCCATTAAATCTAATTTTACTTTCATTGTATTTCTTTTATTTTTTGTTTATAGGTTTCTATTATTTCTTTAAGTTCTTCGCGTGTGTACTTTCGGGTTTCGTGTGCTTTTGCGTGGAGTTCTATTAATCTATCTGCGCCTATTCGTTCCTGAATACCGATTTGGTAGTTAAGTAGGTTTCCGTGTTTATATTGATTACACGTTACGCATTGAGCGTGTACGTTGTCTTCGTCAAAAGTTACGGCCTTATGACCGCCCATACTGAAATAATGCCCAGCGTCATATTTTGTACCTAACGGCTTTTCACAACTTACGCAAGGTTTATCCTTATCGCGTAGTCGAATGTACTTGTTAAATGTTATTTGAGCCAATTTAAGCAACTCTGGTAACGTTTGTAGTTCGTCTTTTAGTTGCTTCTTCTTTTTCTTCCATTGTTTTTCCTTTTCCGATTCTACCCAAACACGAACACAATCGGATTCAAGGCAATACTTTTGATTGAACTTTACCGGAGTAAATACGGCTTTGCAGTTTTTACATTTCATAACGGCAAATTTTTAAGTATTTTGTAAAGTACATTTACAACGATTGAATTACCCGCTTGTTTATATGCTTGTGAATCGGAACAAGTCCAAGTAAATGTATCGGGGAAGTCCATTAACCTAAAACATTCCCGTGGTGTCAAACGTCGGATTTTGAATCCATCGCCAATTAAAGGCGGATTTCTTGTACCTGCTTTTGGATTCCATTCAGGTGAATCACGCATTGACGAAGTCATACAAGGTGAAATTTCGTCTTTTCTTATTCTCAATCCTTCGTCGGCACGATAGTCGGCAATCCACACACCTTGTGTTGATGAAGTGTCAATCGTTTGCGCAACGCCATTACCAACACGACCACGTCTTGTGTTCGAACCGGGATGTGCAAGAGCAATTGAATCACCTTCAGTTGCTTGTTCATAACCTTTTGATGTTGCTGCGTTGACTATAAAGCAAGGTACATCTCCTCCAACTTTTATACATTTTGAAATGTTTTCCTTTCTATAATCTTCTCTTGAATAATCCATCGGCTTACAATCTTCAAACTTACTTTTCATTATTGATTGAATTGTTTTCTCACTCAAGAAATACTTTTCTTCTACGTTATCTTCTAATACGTCTTTCAATCGTTTGGTTAAATGTTCTTCAGGCGGAAATCTAAAGTTATTGTCTTTGTCATCTCTAATACCAATTAAAAATACTCGTTCTCGGTTTTGTGGAACTCCGTGTTCTTTTGCGTTTAACACCTTCCAATATAAATGATAAGGTACTGAATCTTCGTAAGCAAATAAAACAGGCAATCCGTTAACCGATTTCCCACCAAGTAAATTTACCCATTCACTAAATGTTTTTCCGTTATCGTCCGAAAGCAATCCTTTGACGTTTTCAAATATAAAAAACCTCGGTTTGTTTACCTGAATAAATTCGTGTGAATTAAAAAATAAGATTCCGCGTTTATCCTCTTTTCCTAATCGTTTTCCCGATAATGAAAATGCTTGGCAGGGTGGCGAAGTCATATAAATATCTAAAGATTCGGATGGAATTGCTCGGTCATATACGTTGGTTGGATAGTATTCCGGTTCACCATAGTTGTGGATGAATGTCTCACGAGCAAACTTATCCATATCACAGGCAAACACTTCCTTGTATTCAACCCCTAAACGAATGAGTGCCTGGTTGAATGCACCTACTCCTGAAAAGTCGCTTCCTACTTTTATTCTATTCATAATTTAATGCTTTATTTTCTGCGGTTAATCGGTTGTTTTCCGCTTTCAAGTCAAGGTTAATTAATTCTAATCGGTATGCACTTTGGCGCAACGCTCGGTATTCTTGCTCCAGTTGGTTAATGTACATTTTAACTTCTTGGAGTTCACTTAGTGTTTCTTCCATTGAATCAATTAAATCCGTTCTATTTGGATGTTTCATCTTTATGTCGTTTAAACTCGCTTGAACTTTCACGTAAGTATGAGAGAGTAAAACTTGGCTTCTTAAAATTGTGTAATCGTCCATTATTTTGCTTTAGCGTATTTTTTAATTAATGTGTTTCCTTGTTGTTCCTGTTCAAAGTAAACTAATTTTTCTTTATCGAAGAATATTTCGTGTTTACCTATCTTTCCGTTTGAACGTGGTTTAATCTTGTTAAAGTACAAATCTGCTTTGTAATACGTTGGGTCGTCTCGGTGTACCGTTATCATACACTTTCCCGAATTAAACCATTCCGAACCGCCTTTTAAATCGTATGGAACTGGTGCGCTTCTTTTTCCGTTTTCCTTTTCGGTTAACTTGGGATGAATAATAGTATGCAGGTGTAAGTCGTTGTCTTCTGCGATTTGGTTACGATACGGAAGAACGAACTCTAAATACTGAGCATAACCACCGTAATCGTTGTAAGGGTGGTTTAAGTCCTTCCAAGAATCAATAGAAGCAGTTTCTAATCCTTCGTCTTTTTTTAGTTGTACCGCGTAATCCCAAAACTCAATCGGTGTCATTTTCGCCTTAATATCGTTTCGCGTTAGTACCTTAAAGTGGTGCGTTATCCAATCTATTGCATTTATTATTTCATCATCAGTTATTACGTTAAATGCTTCAGGATTAAAACTTTTACCCGTTTTCTTGTTAATTAAGTCCGCGATTATTTCAACATTAGTACCTACGTCAGGAAAATAAACCAAATGCTTCCAACCATAAAAACGACTCGTATTCATTAAGCACTCCATAAGAACTTGCGTTTTACCGCTCATCGGAAATCCAGTCCAATCCGTACAATTTCCCAAACTCATTGAATAATATTCGTCCATTCCTTCGAATCCAAGATATTTACCTTTTTCGTGGTAGTTGTTTCGATATCGAAATAAGTCATCTATTACTTCGTGTGCTTTTGTTACTTTAAATCCTTTCATAGTTCGTTTTTAATTATTGCCAAGGAAACTTAAACGGTTCGTCTTTTGGTGGTGGATAGTTTTTAGTTAACCATTTTTTAGCAGTCAAATATAAACTTTTGTATTGTTTGTTTTTAGAATAGTTTTCTATTTCGTCTAAAGTGTCGTTTATTTGTTGTTCATTCCACGATAACCTTAACTTATCAAATTCATCCATAGACATAGATAAATGAGCGAAGCGTCTATATGTATTCTTTTCTTCTTTAATTTCTTTATATTCTTTAGTTGTTGCCCTTTGTTTGCCCTTTGTCTGCCCTTCTGCTTGCCCTTCTTTAGTATCTAAACATTGTAGTTTATCCCATTTTACAAGTGTTATAGCTTGCCATTTGTTTGTCGCATTGCGTGTAACTTCTTGCGACTTTTCTAATTTAGTCATTGCGGTTCTTACTTGCTTAATTGATAACCCAGTTTCTAAAGATAAATTCTCCCAACTTGTTATAAATGTTCCCGCTTTTACTTCCTGTCCTCTCCATTGCTTATCTTCGTAATTAACCGACACGAGTAAATGAACTAATAAACGAGTTGCATTATGGTCTTCATACCATTCCCATTCTTTTAAAGACCTATGTAATTTAATCCAACCGCTCATAATAACCGCTTAAAATTTCAATAAATTGCTTTAGTTCTTCTTTGTTTAATCGAATCCAATTTTCTTCGGTGTCAATAATTAATTTACCTGTAAAATCTCCAATGCATAAAGTAAAAACATCGTTTTCGTCAGTTGTAAACTTTTCTTCTTGTCTTAACATAATTCAAATTTTAATAAATAAAAAAACCCTCTGAAATCCAGTGCATCCTACCTCACTTTCATTCAAAGGGTTAATAACTTCCTTTTCGCATTTATAATGTAGGATGAATGCGTTCACAAATATAACTAAATTATTCTAATTGTGTTTCAAATTTGTATTCTTTTCTTTTTAAGCGTTCTTGGATTGCTTCCAGTTCACGAAGACCACCGCAGTATTTAACATCGTTGATGAA